GCGCTGCCTGATTACTTTGTGGAAATTCTGCAAAAGCTGGAGAGAATGCAATGAAAAAATTTGATGGGCTGCTGCTCGGCTGCGATATGGACGGGACACTGCTGGACAGCAGAAAACAGATATCTGCGAAAAACCAAGAGGCAATATGGTATTTTGTCAAAAATGGAGGCAGTTTTTCGCTCGCAACAGGGCGCGCGCCGCGAGCGATAGATGTATATCGCACACTGTTGCCGTTCAATGCACCATACACTCATTTGAATGGCTCACTGATTATGGATTCCAGTCAAAATATAATGTGGTGTGCCGGAATGCCTCAAAAAACGGTGGAGCTGATGGATACCGCTTTGTCAAAATTTTCACAATTGGGCTGCGAAATATTTGAAGGAGAAAAAATTGGAACGGCAATTCCAAAAAAATCTTCTTAAAAAAAATCAAGTGAATAGAAATGACAATATATGTAGTTAATGAGATTGTTATTCCTGAGGTGTACAGTATAAACCGGGGGGAATTTGACAATCCCGAGGAAGCGAAACATTTCGCTATGAGACAACTATTTGTAGAAGAACATATCCCTGAAGAGAACATCCATATAAAGGAGGTTCCCTTATGAACTCATTCACTTTTAAAGGGGTTACTTATGAAGTGATCCCTAACGGTAATCATTTTACCGTAGTGAATGAAGAGGGCTTTGCAATGGTCAGCGTCAAAAATGAGTCTGATGCTGAAAAGGCTCTTAAAGAGCATGTCATCCATTGTCAAGAATTATATAGGAGGACCCTATAAATGTCCTCTTTAACTATTTTTAAAGGAACTCCTTCTGAAAGGGAAGTCACTTCTGAAGAGGTAGAGAATCTTTATAAGCATGCGTTAGATGCGTTTGATGAATTAAATGTTTATAAAGAAGTTCATGAAAAATGGGGGGTGCGGTTATGAGTTGCAAATACAACAACTCAATGCACACTATAGAACCTGAAGAGGTTGATGTTTGCTTCGATGAATTTGAACAACTCCTCCTCAGTGAGGATTATGAGTCACAAGAAGAACTCAATCATAGATTAAACGAGGAATATTTCCAAGTTTATGAACTCACCAATGAGCAAATGTTAGAATTTGCTCGGGCAGGAGATGAATATTATGGTGACTAGTGAAGAAATCACTAATATATTCACTAGTCTGGGATATGGTGGATGTTTCAACATTTATGATATCCCTGGTGCTGGTACAAAAGCAGCATATGACACTCCATGTGGGAGCATCGCTTTCACAAGGGAATTAAACAAGTATGATGCTTGTGTGAAACATATGAGGCACACTACCAGCATTGTGGTGTTTAACTGGGATTATATTGGAAAAGCAGCTTTGAAACTCTTAAACAAAACTTTCCGTTGTTTTTCTGGAGTACCATATGAAAGGAAAACATATTCATGGGAAGAATGGGGTGAAGCATGTATCGCATAATCCTTTCACTCCTTTCTTTGGAAGAGTTATGTGCTGAAAAAGATATAGATTACGATGCATTTATGAGGGGGTCTATATCGTGAAAAAATGAATAACATTATGAGTTTAATAGGAAAGATGTTGTAAAAAAAGGGGGGTTATTTTTTTATGACTATATATCAGAAAATTGCAGGGATTCAAAAGAATCTCCTGCATAAAGAATTACCTAAAAGTGGGTACAATAAATTTGGAAAATTCAAGTACTATGAATTGGAGGATATTTTGCCTGCAATATTCAGTGAATGTTATGAACAGGAGTTATTCATTGAGTTTTCATTTACAAATGATTTAGCTCAGTTGAAAATTAGAAATTGGAATGAACCTGGTGAATCTGTTATCACCAGTGTTCCTATGCCTGAAATAGTTGCTTTAAATAAAGGTATGAATGTAATGCAAAGTGAAGGTAGTTACATTACTTACTTAAAAAGATATTTATTAGTGAATATGTTTCTAATTGTTGAAAAAGATGTTGTGGATTCTGATAAAATTAATGTTAAAACTGCTGCTTCTAAGAGTAGTTCTGCAAGAACTGAGAAAGTTGAGGCTACTGGTGCTGTGCAGAAAATCCGCGAGTATATTCATAAAAAAGACAGTTCACTGGAAATAACTCCATCTATGATTAATACTCATAGAATGAAGTTATTCAAAGATGGTGAACTAACTAAAGAGGAAAACAAAGAAGCATATAATTGGTTTAAAAACCAGGAAAAAGAGGTTGCTGTTTAATTATGGAGCCTGAGGTAGAAATAATATTCATACAATTCCAGGCATCAGGAAATACTGGATCCAATACTGTAAACTGGGACAGTATGGATGGTTGGTGGTGTAGTTGTGAAGATTATTTCTACCGTCATCAAAAAGTAGGGAATTATAAATGCAAACATATTAAAAAAGCAGAAAAAATGTTAGGTGTAAGAGTATGAATACTCAGGATAATTTCCCTGAAGTGGTTTCTGGTAGGATTACTACAAGGGCGAAAAAGTTAATGGAAAAGTATGGTTTAACTGTACGTTTCTGCGTTGAACATTGCATTGATATGTATGTGAGCAAACAAAATCAAAGGTTAATTGAAAAGGACCAGTTAAAAGAGGAAATCAGGTCTTTGAAATTAGATTTAATTGCAAAGGAAATGCAATTAGAAACTGTTATGAAAGAATTAGGTGATGATGGCAATGAGTGAAAAAATACAGGTTTCATTCATGGTTGATTCTGAAGTGTGGCGTGAAGCTAAAAACAAACTGGGGACAACTCGAAGTGAGTTTTTAGAAGAGCAGTTAAGATTAGCTATTGATTTATCTGAAGATGAGGAAAACAGTTTGAGAAAAGAGATAGCTGAGTTGCAAAATGAGATTAATGCTCGTGAATCAAGATTATGTAAGATTCGTGCTGAGCGTTTAGAGCATGAAAGGAGTGTAAATGTTTTTGATGGTGTGATGGGTACAGTTAATAGGATTGTGGATAAGGCTGGTTTTATTGGGAAAGATCAGTTGAAGAATATTAGTAAGCAGCAGGAAGTTCCGTATAAGTCATTGTTGGATCATGTTTATGATTTGGGTTATGATGTTCGGAATTATGGTTTGGTGATAAAATGATTTGTAAACATTTATGTTTACATTTTTCCGAAGAACCTGTAAGAAACCACGTACGTGCACGTACGTACGTACGTATACGTACGTAATTCACTATAAATATTTTTTAAATTGTAAACATTTATGTTTACAAATTTTTTTTTAAATAAAAAAATATTAAAAAAATGAGGATGGAAGATTTTTATGATTGATAAAAAGTTGTTAATGAATTCAATTAAAGCAGAAACGGAAGAACTTGCAAATCAAAGGGTTAAAATTCATAAAGACTGCATGAATAATCTAAGAGATATGAACTATTCTCGGGTTATAATGGATAGTATTAATCTTCATGTTATTGAGGGAGGTATTCGTATATTTAATGATTTGAGTGAAATGATTGAAGAGGGTAACTTCGATCTGAAAATTCAAAAGGGAGAGAATCATGAATCCGAGTAATTGGTTTAAAAATGCAGTTGAAACAGTGAGGATGTATAAGCAGGAGTATCTGTTAAGTAAGTATGGTGTAGCGGAACCATCTCAAAGACAACCAGTCAGAAATAAAAAGGAGATAAAAAATGAGTTGTAATGATATACTTGATGAATTAAAGAAGAAAGGAATTATATCTGATGAAGGAGTAATTGATTCTTATCTGTTCTGTAAACATGTTGAAGAATTATTTGGAAAATCATATTTAAAAGAACATAATATAGTGGTGGATGATGATAAAAAAGAAGTAAAACTATGTAAATAAAATGAGGGGGATAAAAAATGAAAACATTAGAATTTAAACCGTATTTCTTTGAACCTTTAAGAAGTATGGAAAAAAGGGCCACAATAAGGAAATCTGATAAAGGATTGAAAAAAGGGGATATTGTAGAATGTACAGTTAAAGGAAGCATTTTTTGCCTGCATCGAATAGTGCAAAGAGTTGAAGAGGTAAGATTTAAAGATTTAAATGGGAGGCATGCTTGGGTTGAAGGTTATACTCATGTTGATTTGTTAAAACATGAGTTAAGAAATATTTATCCTGATTTACATGATGATACTATTTTGTTTCAGATTCTATTGGACATACCAACAAGGGGAGTAATTGATTTAAGATTCAGAGAGGAGTATCAATAAATGTATTTTTATGAAATAGAAGTCTATTACCCATTATGGGATAGTGAAAAGATTATAATGAGGCATGATGATCGTTTTGATAATCATCAGTTGAATATTATTGTACAGGAAGCATTTGATGAATGTATAGAAACATATTGTGATAAACCATTATTAGAAGATGGTGAGGAAGCTTGTAGAATTAAAGTTAGCACCATTATTGAAGAGTATCTTCCATTACAATTAAAAAATCATGGATTTAAGATTATTAAAATCTATGAAACTTGTTCAATAATGGGTGGGAGATTATTTGATAAAGGAGTATGTAATTCTGTATTAAAAAACAGATACGAGGATAAGATACTTCCTCCCTGCCGAAAATGTATAAGAAAAGAATATGTTGGGGATGTGGAGAAGTGTATTGTACCTAATACACGAAAAGATAATAGTCTACCTACTACTCGTGTTGTGAAAACAATACCTATCAACTTAAATGAAAAAGAAACAGATGAAACCAACATAAAAACACTAAAAACCTACTTTAACAAAAGAAATAAATCATTCGAAGACAAAAAAACAGCAGCCGAAGCCACCAACAACATCATTCTCAACAATAATAATATAAGAGATTTCTGGGTAGAATGGGGAACAATAAAAGAAGGAATACATAAAAAAGACATCTTATGCTTTTTTGACACAGACACCGATGAAGAAAAATTTAAAAATCTGTTTATAAATTATGGATTTATTCTCCAAAAAAGCAAACATGGTTTTTGGATAATTGGAGTGAAAGAATGAAAGAAGGGATATTAATTGAATTGTTGAAAAAAGTATCTCCAGATACAGAGGGAATGTGCCGTATCACAACAGATGACCTTGCACAATTAACAAATATGACTGTTGTGGACATTGAGGCTCTCGAAAAATACGAGGCATTTGTTTTAGAAACAAAGATGAGAATGATGAATATTGTAGATTATTAATAAAAAAAAGTAGGAGTAATAAAAATGATTAGAGAATGTATACATTGTAAAAAATCAAGAGGTTTGGGTTCTGATGTTTGGTGCAGTGAAGGACATCCTTATGAATCTTATATGCGTGAAACAGAATGCCCATATTTTGAAATAAACAGGAGGGTCAATAAAAATGAATAAGGAAGAAATTAATAAATTAACACAAAAGATTGAGTCTTGTTGGGATGAGAATAATCCTGGTGATGTAAGAAGTTTTGATGAAAGGTTAAAACAGAAGTTAACTCCTGAGGAGTATGAGTTAGTAACCAGTTGGAGATAATATGAGTGATAGATATACTATTATTAATAAGGAAGAACCTCATGGACAGAGTGTAGCAGAAAATGGAATTCCTTGCACTGCAAGACATTGTGTTACACAGTTAAATGGATTATTTTCAGATAATGAAAAGTTAGAATTAAAGATGATAGGATTAGAGAGCAAATTAAAAAGCATTAAATTTGTGTTAAAGTGTAGTGAGAGGAAATTAGATAAAGAATTATCTAAACAAGAAACACTTATTGGAAAGTTGGTTGTATATGGGGAGAAGGGATTGTTGGCTGAGTTAAAAGAAGAAATACTGGAGATAATAAATGATTGAAAAAAATGAGATGAGTAAATGTATGTATATGCAGTTGCGTTTAACTATTCCTGATTTTGAGAAAATACCTCAAAAATTAATTTGCAATGAAATCAAAAAAGCAGCAAGTAGAACCCGCCTCGTAAAGTATAGTACTTGGCGGGAAAAAGTAATGTATAATGGGAAAATAATGAGTTTCACAATGCTTGTTTTTGAAGTGAAAAAGAATATTTTAAGAAATTGGAGAGGGTTAAAATAATGGTGGGGAAATGTAAATGGTGTGGAAAACCATTCACAAAAACACACAACAGGCAAATGTATTGCAGTACTTACTGCAGGAAAAATGCCCGCAGGGAACAACAGGCAGGGTATAGTAGAACATATAGGAAGAAATATAAAGGTATGCTTCCAGATTCTACATTATATGGTTTAGGTAGTGGCAGGTTGGGTAGCCATACTTGTTATAATTGGCGGAAGGAGTATAAGAAGATTCAGAATGAGTATGTTTTTTTGAATATTAAACCAAAAAGGGAGAAACTGAAAACATGATATTTGGCGATTTAAATTTAGGAATTGATGAATTCTTTGTAGGGATGACTGGATCTAGTGACCCTGCGGCGGTTTTTATGATACGATATGATAGGAATAAAGGTAATACTCGGCAAATACTTGATTTTATTAATAGAGAGTATGTCGAAGAGTATTCTTATGATGTGTTACTACCACATTATGAAAGGACATATAATAAGGGACATGTTTCAGGTTTGAATATACGTTTCACTGAGGAGTTTATTAATAATCCTGATGTAAAATTATGTTTTAATGAAACGGAACCTTTTACATTAAAACATAATGATTATTTGATGTTTGTGATTTCTAAGGATAATAAGTTATATGTTAGTACTGTTACGGGAAAGGAAGCGAGATTTTTGGTTAATGAGAGGATTGTGGATTCTAGGCTATCATTTGATTAATTATTTTTCCTACTATTTTTTTTCTACTTTTTTCTTTATTTTTTTTGGTTAAAAATTCCACTTTTTTTGGTAAAAATGGGATTTTTTCTTTGATTTTTGCATTTTTTTTCTACTTTTTTCTTTTTTTCTTACTTCTTTTTTTTGGGGGGGTGTGTTGATTTATGGTGTTTGTTTTGTAGCCAATAAAAAAACACTTATTTTGTTAATTTACTTAGGGTAAATGAACTTTTTTTGTAATCTTTATTAAAAAAAGGTTAATGACAGTATAACCTGAAGACGTTGCAGATATAATAGAAAAGTAGTTTGAAGATATTGACTTTTTTTGGTATGAAATGTTGTCTAAAAATTTACAGCATAAAAGATTTTTAAAAGACTATTTTTTCTAATTGCTCACAGTATATTATGAAGGAGGGTTTAAAAAAAAAT